TTAATCTTCAGTGTGTATTATCATTGTGTAAGGTATATTATCATAATCCACATTTTTAAGACAATCATGCTCTTTATAAAGATTTTCGACGTCTCTAAGGATTGGTAGAATTGGAAAAGTTCTTTCTGCTACCTTTTCTTTTTGAAGAAGCTCTTCCAAGACTACACATGAATCATTTTCAGTGTAATCTTCTAATACAATCCCAATTACAACATATGATGGTTCTTGACCGTTTCTTCCAGCCCATCTTGCTTCAACTCCATCATATTTATCTGCTATTGAGCTTATAATATTTGCAGCGTCGTAACTCAAATCTCCGTTCTCATTAACAACGTTAATTCCATATATTATACATGATTTTAATTCTGACATTTAAATCACCCCTATTTTCTTATTTTAATAATATCTTCAATACTATAATTATATTGCCAGCATTTCTTTCCTTGGTATTCAAATACCCAACCAAACTCTTAAGTATATTCAGCTTTTACAACTGTATCTTTTGGAATGATTATCTCCCTTAAAATATCTCTATTTTGGTTTGGTACGGTTTCTAAAGTTCTAAATATCAAAATTTAGATAGACAGATTGAGGAACTAGAGAAATATGGATGCAATAGAATCTTTTGCGATAAAGATTCTGTAAAGACCTGAATATCAAAAAATGAAATCTATAATAGGTCTTGGTAATATCTTAGTAATCCATTCATTGAGCCGCTTCATTTTTATAGGAGAATATCAACTATTTTTGAACGAATACGGAAAGAATCATATAAAGGAATCGTTACGAAACTAAAATACTTATAATAGAGCTCGCGTTTGAATTGCAATTGAGGAAGGAATTATAAGAATACGCAAGCACTTGAAGAAAAACATCTAAATTATTGCAGGTAAAAGAAGAATAATGATGGAATTGTATTGTAGTTTAGACGGAACTCTAAGTTATTATTACTCGTGTTAACATTAGGGATGCGCTTCGCTGAAATGTTTGTCTTACATTTCTTTTCTTAACGTTAACGTTTTCTCATCATCATTATAATAAAAAAAAACACTTATAAAAATTTACAAGTGTTTTTCACCTTTATTAGCGCCCTCGGAGGGAATCGAACCCCCATTTTAAGAACCGGAATCTTACGTGCTATCCGTTGCACCACTAATTTTTGAAATATCCGATAGACGTTGATATATAAATGTTTATTTTCAATTACAGTGTTTCTACTGCATAATATTTAGTACAAAAACGAACCTTATCTATACCCTAATAGTAAATGAAGGGGAAAATCTTGTCAATTATTTATTAGGTAGTCTTTTCACACTTTACAATAATTAATCCTATTTCAGTATTATCAAATCCAATGACTTTATAATATTGATCTGAAACTGAGAATTTATCATTCAATTTGATTTTCTTCGTATTCTCATTGTCTTGGAACATTAAATCAATATTTCCATTTGGTAATCTAATAGAACCGTTTTCAACTGACGCTGTTTGATTAGCAACTATACATTCTTCATTTACATTAACAGGTGTAATTTTATAAACGGGTTCACCAAAATCATTAGTTCCAACGTATTCTTTTTCTTCACCTACTTTAATAGGAATAATAAAGTTAGTTCTCCTCATTAATCCCTTATATTTTCCGTATCTATCCCCATTAATTTCTGAAATAATTAAATACACTCCATCTTCATAGGTAACCTTATCACCACGTTTAATTACATCAAGTGTATTGATCTTCTTATCATCATAATTAGCATTAACAGGTGTATTAGTTATTACTGCCTTTGTAGATACTGCATTAATCTGAACATCTATACCTAAACTATCTAATATATATTGGAAGTCATCAACTAGATTAAACATTTATATACCTCCTTTTGTACTATTTTGTTTACAAACAATTTCCACTATTGTAAAATTACATTAAATTGTTGTCGATTTTGACAATTTTTTATAACTATCCTTTTAGGTATTGCAAATTTGCAATGCCCTTTTTTAATCCGCAAACAACATGAAAAAGTTAGACTCCCCTTGTAGCTGGTCGTCCGTTTTCATTTGCCTTATTTTCCGTTCTAAATTGTCAATCTGATTCAATACTTTTGCGTGAAAATCTCTTATTGTAATATCATCCATCTTATATGACTTCATGGTGTCGGGAGATGAAGCGATACTTTCTAATACGCTCAATGCTGAACGGTAAATATTCCGTTTATTTGTTGCTGATTGTGGGTTATATTCTTCAAATGGCTGCAAGTCGTTTTCTTGTAGGTAGATGGTTAATTCAGATTGATCTAGTTTTACCCCTTTTGTTTCTAATTGGACACGTTGAAGGTTATTCATCTATATCATTCCTTTCTGTAAAATTAAAAACACTCCATAACTTTATGGAGTGAGAATTTGATTATTTAAACTGGATATGTTTTACTCTTGCCATGTTACCTTGACCACTTTGATATGCTCTACTCGGAATAATAGCAGTAACCATAACTTCAGAAGTCCCACCATTAATCAATTTCTGATAAAGTGGATCAAAAGATTCTCTATGAAAATATAAATACCATGAATCAGAATAGTTCCCATTGGTTGGAGTTAATTGACCACAAAACAAGTCTTTTTCATTAGTAAATCCATAATTGTAATAATTACATAATTTTACTTCACCCTCAATGAAGAATGGTTTATCTAAGTTATTTGGCATATTGTATGAAACTTCATTTGCAGTCAATGATAAATTTTGCTCAGACATATATGCTTCTTTAATACCTTCATCATTTGCAGTTTTTTTGGTAACTTGAGTGACGAGGGATTTTTTAATAAAATCTTCATCTAAATTACTTGCAACTAAATTCGATTTTCCATATATTTTTTCCATCTTGTCATAATACTTATTATATTCTTTAAGGCTTTCTTTTGTATCTCCACCTGATAATTGAGCAATTCTTACTTTAAGAAAATTAAGATTTAAAAATCTTAAATTATTCACAATTTCTCTTTCCTTACTAGACATTTCTGATTCACTTTTGCTAGAGAGAAAGGATAGTAACGTATCATTAAAGTTATCATCTGCTTCCCCTTTTTCTTCCACAATCTTATTTATGTAAATAGTGTACTGTTTTCCACCATTCCATATTTCATCACTCACATTACTTGGTTTACCAGAAGCAGAACAACCTACTAATAATAATGAAAATAAAAAAACTACCCAAAATTTCCTCATTTCATCTTCCCCCTTATATCTTTGTACCTATTACATTCGATATAAAATATGGGAATCCTTTGAAATTTATGAATATTTTTATTGGGTGTGTAAAATGGTATGCTAGGGGGCTGATTTTTCGACTTTGGGGTATCGGCTATCCTATTAAATACTCTAATAAAAGCAAAATTTTATAAGAATTTCTTCCAAAAAATAGGTATCTTATCCTGTATCTAAGATTTATTATGATAAGGATTAGCCAAGTTAACATAATCATTGTTATAGGTAGCAATCTTTCATACCCCCAAAAGTGTTGGTACTACTCAACTTTGCCTATTTTTCAGAAAATTTTCTAGTTGACAATAATTCTAACCCATTATTTTAAAAAAATCAACAAAAAATATAATAACAGGGGCGTGAAGTTTAATATAGTATGTAAAGTATCTAACCTTGACACTACAACATTTCTATTAAACTTCGCACCCATTCATGTCAATTTAACTGACCTGTTTATCATTATGATTATTTCCCTCGTTATTTCCCTTTTTATTATCCACATTGGACAACCTTTTTAATTCTGTAGCCACATCATTTACATAAGGATTCTTAGCCAATATCGTTTCTAAACTAATAGCCCCCATACCATTTAACTTCTCTAGGTTTTCAATCGTTTCTTTATCATTAGAAGGTTGGTTATAATGAAACACGAAGTCCAAAGTATCAAATGATTCTTCATCAAATGTCACTCCCTGTAATGCTAACAACTTTCTAATCTTCTCATTCCTCTGTTCAATACCTTCACGCATGAATTGTTCATTTAACCCTGCCTTTTCATCCGCTAATGAGAACAGTAGTTTTAAACTTACTTCCGACAAATTGCTTATGTCTGTCTTATTCATACTTACAGCAGGTGTACTACTTGTATCTAATAACGATTGCAATAACGTCTTATAGATCGTTTCAAAGGATTTATAATCCAACTTATTCCCTTCAAACTTAAAGTCAGCACCATCATCTAATGTAATGCCACCACCTACAATATTGCTAGGTAGTCCATCACCTTTTAATTGCTGTCCTATTGCTACTGGAATTGGATTCATGAACTTATAGAATGAATCAGTATACTTACTTATTAAATCCTCCATACTGTCCAATATCTCTATCCAATCATCTAATTCACTTCTACCCTCTACATCTGATAACTCATTGTCATTATGATAAACAATAGGCAATCCACTTAATGATACCTTTCTATCTACCAATCTAAGAGTTCCACCATCATTATTATATTTCTCCACATACTTATCAGTGAATACAGTATAATAACTGATTCCGTCACTAACATACGCTTCAATGAACGCTATTAGACTATTCTCATTATCATAAACAGGATAACCCTCACTAGCATCAATCAACTTGGATTTAATAACCTTACCATCCAAATAAACGTACTCTGCAACTGAACCATATTTCAGCACCTTATCAAGTATCTTCTGATTTAATCTATTATATTTTCCTTGCTTATTAACTCTAAGAAATTCCTTCACAACATCTTCATTCCCTGTAAATGTAATGGGATTTCCAAGCAGATAATTTTGCTGAAATGATAGTAAAGTTTTTGCATACTGCAATACAATTCGTCTTGGATTAAACTCTTTCCCATTATATTTATAACTGGGTGTCTGCTTAATCTTATGTTCACCGTTTAGATAATTCTTTTTAGCTATTACATCTAATACACGTTGCTGATTAGAAATGGATTGTACTTCTTCAATAAACCAATCCGATTTATTTTCATACTTGGCTTTTATGTACTGATCTAATTTATCACTCAATTCTTATTCCTCCTTTACAAAATAAAAAGGCTAAGTTCTTGGCTGAACCTAACCTCAAATATCCACATAATATTTAGTTTGTTTCATGGCTTGGCACATCATAGCAGTAGCAATAACCAAGTCATCATGCAAATTAGCACCCTTTTTATTACCCATTTTTCCTTTAACCTCTTGATAAATCTTCATTTCTTCCAGTGTCTCGACACATTCTATGTTAATCATGCCTAGTTCAAAGTTTTCCTTTAAATCATTAATGATAATTGGCTTTGTAGTTGTAGTGGTCATGAATCCTAGTTGGAGTTTCTTTTTCCCTTTTTGGTCAAATATCTTCTGTTTCAATAGATTCAAATAACCGTATTCTTTCCGTAACTTCTCTAACAATGGCAATCCATAACTATTTCTTTCCACACAAATAAACGCATAATTAAAAAACCTGCCTAAACTGTTCACGATTTCCGCAAACTTATAGACAGGAACATCATTTGCAAAGAATGAAGCCATTTGTTGACCATCTGCATTATATATAGCCATTGTAGAATTATCATTCTCTCCACCTGTACCCGAAGCAACGTCAACACCCGAGTACATTTTTGTACCCTTCTTAGGTAGATGGTAGATGAATAGATTCTTATTGATATAAGGTTTTAATACTTCCGGCAATTCCTCATATATTTCCTTAGTTTCAAGTGGAGGAATAACATTTTGTAAACGCTCAAGTATCTTTTTAGTATCAAATACAGCGTTATTACTTTCTGCAAATGCTTCATCAGGAGTAGTGGGAAACTCACGCATAAACTTTTCTAAACTATTAGTTTCTATGTAATACCTTCTAAACATCAACTGTCTAAAAGTTGCCTTGTATTTATCTCTAAGTATTCGTTCATCATGTTCAAGGTCATCATAGGATAATCTTTTACCCTTATTATGTAATTTATAGTAAGTTTCTGCTTCATCAAATGAATTTTTGAATTGTTTATGATAACCTTCTGCAAGCCATGAAAAAAAGAATGGTGTGAATGTAGAATTTCCTCTCCATGCTTTCATAAATATATCGGTATAAAATGAATAACCTAATGCGGTACTTTCTATCAAAATTTTAGCGTCTTTTGATTTCCTTAATCCTGGGATTGAAGTTGAAAGTATTTCTTCCATAACTTCGCTATTAGGATACTTTGCCATCTCACTAAGTTGGATAATATCCCATGTAGCACCCGATATTACATCTTCACCATTTGCAGTACCAATAACAATTTTTGATCCATTTGATAATATAAATTCCTCTCTATTATCCATTTCAACTTTGGGGAATAAGTCGGGGTATTTATCATGTGGTAGATTCTTATAACTAAATTTTAAACGTTTGAATAAATCCTTACTAATCTTATTATGATGGGTTAATATCAAATAGTTAGTGTTAGGTCTAGTTACTGCATTAAATATCATCAAATTTAAACATAGACTTGACAGCCCAATCTGTCTTCCTTTAAGTACAACATTGTACTTTCCCATTTCATTAATAAATTGTTCCTGTTCAGGATTAAGAATAAACGGTACTGTTTCACCATCATTATCTACAATCTTGATAAAGTTTTTACTGAACAAACGGAAGTCCTTCATGACCTTATCTAATTTTTTATTTGTTACTGATTTACTTTTAACCGCCATCTACTCACCTCCAATAAAAAAAGGAGGACTAAATATAGTCCCCCATCAACTTAAATCTAAATCATCATCTTCTGTTTCTTCTTCATCATCAACACTTGTAAATGTTTGTGCTGCGAGTTTCGCATTGGATTGAATATCCTTCTGCATAGACAAAAAGAGACGAATAGATTTCTCGTCTCCCTCTTTTGCCTTATCCGTTACAACTCTATATATTTCATCAAAATCATTAGCTACTTTAGATTCTAATAGTAGCAATAATAAATTCTTATACTCTTGAGTCCGTTCCCACCTGTGGAAGGTATTTAATGATTTCAAATCAACAACTTTTAAAAATTCTTCTTCTGACTTTCTAGGGATTGATTGATTGAAACGAATATCATGTTTCCATTTGAAATACTCCTGCTTTTTATAGGATACATTTTGCAATGCTTCATAAATATTCATTACTTTTCACCATCCATTTTGTCCATCATGGATAATGCTTCATCATACAATTTGAACCGTTCGTCAATAAGTTCCTGTAGGTGATTAATTCCCTTTTGCAACTCATAAGCATGATAACTCATATTATCAATATTAACCTTCATGTCACTTACAATTTCCTTTACTGATTGCTTTTTGCTGAATAATTTCATAATAAATTCCTCCATTGATTAAATATTTGAATAGAAAAAAGGACAGGTAATAATTCACCTATCCTCTGTAATTACATCTTCCAATTAATCCCATATACTAATAAATTTTTGAATAAGTTATGTTTTCGTCCTATACTTAATATAGATTAAAGATTGTATGAATATTTATATAATTTTTAATTTATAGTTGATTAGTTATAATTGAAACTGACAACTAACATATTCATAAGTCGTATACTCTTATATTATATGTAGGACGGATTTATAACTTATTCAAAATTTTAATTAAAAATGGGTTAAAATGGTAACTGGTCTAGTGAAATATCTATCCTACCCTCTTGAATCTTCATTCTACTTCTCTCGGCTTCTTCCTTCATCAGATCAATATACTCCCTTGATTCTACAACTTTTATTTTCTCATAATCTTGTGGACTATCATTAAAAGTTATATATTCATTTGTTTTGTATGTATTGGCTTTCCTTTTACCATCATCAAGTAATAGGCAGAAGTATTCTTGATTATGAATAACACCTACCATATTGTATTGTCTTAATGTTTTGAGATGGTCAACCATTGTCATTTTGGGTAGTCCTATATCAATGGCTAATTGGTGCATTGCAACATCATAACCATTTACAAATTTTTGATTCTGCATTTTCAAGTAACTCCATAAATAGAATCCTGTACAACCAATTTCCTTTTTGCTCATACAGAACATAAAAACTTCAAATGGTACTAAGTGGGTATTATCAACCTCGAAGAATGTACCATCTTCATAACTATCTTCCTCTGATTCCTTACTTCTGTGAAATGCTTTAACTGGATATTTAATTGTATATTTTCTACTTTGTAATTCTTTTAATGTCTTTTGTATTTCTTCGGGGAACTCACTTAACATTTCAAACTCTAAACCATAGCCATCATACTTGTCATATCTCCAAGAAAGAGGATAATCCTTTTGTGTAATAGTGTATTCCATTAGATCGAGTACACCACCCTTTTTCATTATATAGTCGATACCTTTTGAATCTTGGTGATACCCTAATATCTCTTTAATCTTCTTATTGTCAATGTTAAAACTTCCATACTTAGCATATCTGTATAGCCAACAAATGAGATAATAATAGGAATACGCTACAGGAATGTGATTAGTTTTCTTGAAGTTATTCTGTAAATCTTTAAATATTTCATTAGGGATATAAATATTTGTTTCCTGCTCATTAAAACGTAAGTATTTTTCAATTTCTTCAAATTTCATTTTAATTCCTCCGATTATATTAAGATTTTATTATTTGGATTGGATTAATTATCTTTGATATTCAGAAAGTGCTTTTTGTAATTGTTCATCTATGTAATAAAGTGAGAATATCTTTTTACTCTTTGGGTCTTGTGCTACGGTTATGTATTCAAATCCTTGTGAATTAAGATAATCAGATACTTTCTTTGTGTAACAGAAAAAGTAGTTTTTCATGATTTTATCCTCCTATATGCGAATAATTTATATTTTATTTGATTTAACGTTCGTGTTTTAGCATAATTTTATTATAATTTATTATGTAATGTTCGTAAATAGTTTGGAAAGGGGGCGATATTTCATCCTCCCCTTATCCTTTTGTATTAGTCTTTAAATCTTGTAACTTTAACTTCATTTCTATTAGTTACAGCCATAGAAAAAACACGACCAGTTAGATCGTGTTTAGAATCTCCAGTATAAAATTGTTCCTTTGTTGGATTATCAAATTCACAATATCTATCAAATGTAGCTAGTGAAAAGTCCAACATTGGGAATTGCTCTTGTAAATATCCTATGTCTAATCCTGTTCCTAATTCGTATGTATCATTATTCCCTTTAGCAAATATACTTCCTTTGAGTCTATGTTCACGCTGAAAGTTCATAATTTCTGACTTAGTATATTTATTAAATAAGTCATTGAACATTTCTAACCCTAATGCTTTTTGCCAAATGTAAAAATATTTATGTGCTTCATAATGCTTAGGATGATATGCACCCCAAAAGTATGAATCAATTGATACTAATATTAATTTTTGTTCCTCTGTTAATTCAGTATGATTAGGAAGTATTAACTTATCAAATACACCGTACAATGATAAAACCATTAATAAAGTAGAACCATTGTATTTGCGGAAATAAGTTGTAGATTGAATAGAACCTCCACCATATACACCTTTAGCGAAGTTGTTTAGATTGGCTGACATTGGATTGACTTTATCATCCTTCCACATTCTTGTTACATGATTACAGAATGTGCGAGTTTCTTCATCCTCAATAGCTAAATCACAACCTATTATTTTTGATTTATCAAATTTTTCTAGGTTACTATATAGTCTATGAAAATCATAAAACATTCCAACATCACAACCGAATAATAAGCGTAATATTGCAACTGTAAATAATGAATCTAAATCATTTGTTAAAATCAAACTGTATGTATTATCAATCTCATTTGTCCATTCTTGGAATTTCTCTTTTAATTCTTGTTTCATTTAATAAGCGAAAGATTGGAAAATCTCCCACTGCCTTTTAACTGTAAACATCCTATGACAACATTATTTGTCGTCAATAACCTCTGACAGCCAATAGTTTGACTATCAGATTCCTCCTTTTATTCCTCGACCATATTTGTTTGAAGTGTATTCCTCAATTTTTCTTCAAACGGTCATCTATGAAATAAAAGGAGTGGTTAAGACGAATTTCTAAATCTATTCACTGTGTCACCTTACCTTTCTGATTATATTTTTGGGAATTATTTTTCGTATGTATCTATAAATTTTTTGTACATTTCAATCTTGTAATCTGACATTTGACAGTTCCCTGTCTCATAACGTGATATTAGACTTTGTGAACAGCCAATGTAACTTGCTATTTTCTGCATACTGATTTTCTTATGTCTGCGTTTTAGAAAATACTCATCCTTTTCATTCATCCTCTTTTCTCCTTTTGATTAAATAAAAGAACGCTCCCCCAAATAATGAAGGAACGTTCCTAGTAATGTATAGAATAATTATTTGCTTGCTACAATTTCAAAACTTGCTGCTGCTTTATCATTCAATAGGTTTACACCTGCTTGAGTTTCTAAGAATACAGATTGTTTAGAGCCACTAACTGCTTCTACTTGTCCATGGAAAGGAATAAGTACAGGCATTTCTAAGTAGTCAGGGTTTACTGCAAACATCTTGTTATTTCCTAATTCTTCACACAAAGCGAACCTTACCGTACCAAATACAGTTACATACTCGTCAATGTCAAAACCTAGAAACTTATCTTTTGCAAAGTGTTCAACTACTTTTGATTCAGTTAATGCTTTCTTAATACGAGCAGGAAGGAATACAATAAGGTTATCTGATACTCCTGCGTCATAAAGTTTACCAATCATTTCTTCAAATGCGTCACCAGTCAAAGCACCTTTAATTTGATGATCTGCGTTAATTTGAGTTAGGATACCATCTGTTGTATAAGTTTGAGTTGCGGAATCATACCCTTTAACACCATGTAAAAACTTTCGTTCCATTAGACGTTTGATTGCCTTTGATTTCTTATCAACTTCATGTGCTAATAAGTCACTGATACCTTTAGCAGTAGAATATTGAGCCGTATTTGTTACAACTGCGGTATTAGCAAAAATTTCAAGATAATTGTCTTTTGGTGCTAATGTATCCTTTTTGAAATCCGGTGCATTTCCACCTTCACCAAGTGTTACTGCTGAATCTGCAATTTCTTCAGTAATCCAATGTACTTGTGGTGCTGTCGCCTTTACACTTTTAGATAGTAAGAAAGTAGTAAATGGATTCTGTTTCTTATTTACCTCAATTAATACATCTTTCATGTCATAGTTTTGTCCTACTACAAAATCTTTACTTGTAAAAATAGTCATATTAAATATTCTCCTCTGACGTAGGTCGTCGCCCAATATTTTTAATTAATATAAAAAAGTCACCAATCAGATTATTAATTCAATCCGAATAGTGACTTAATCATCCCTTTTGTATTTCCATTTTGTTTTGCTTGGTCATAGGCGGTAACTTGCTTGTGATTATCGGGAATATACCCTAGTGACACCTTAATGTCATTGACAATAGTATTAAGTGATTCAATCACTGTTTTTAATTCGTCAGTATTCGTCACTTTGACAACACCTGCAAATTGTTCAAGTCCTGCTGATTTCAATTCGAGTTGAATCTCTTTATCAATCAATTCTTGTTGCTTAGTTTGAATGGCTTTTTCTTCATCTGATAAGTCTTTAGGTTTGAATTGAAGCAAATTATCCCTTTCTGCAACTATTGGATTAAGTTCCTTTTCAACCCATTCATTCTTTGCGTTGGTTATTGCTTCATCTAGTTGTTCCTGTGTAAAACTGATTTCTTCTGCCATTTTGTGACCTCCTATTGATTAAATTTAATTTCTACCTTTCCTCTACTAAGGATAGGTTTGTCTTGCACACTGCCAGCAAACTCGAAAATAAATTCGTTCAATTCACTGGCAGGACTGTAATCGTAATAAAAAATACCCACATTCTCTTTGTGAGTATCATCTAATGGTATTTGTTCAATTTGTTCCTTTTTACTATTATAAATAGTCAATTTAAGGTCGATTGGATCGACTGACTTTCCGTCAAATGTCTTAAAATGACACTGCAATCTTACTGTGTCCCCTTGTAACATCTAAATCACCTCCACAAATGAAGGATTTTCTATGTAATAGCAACTAGATTGCCCCTCTATGGTGCTTAATTCGCAAACTGTTACATTAGGTATTATTTTAATTCTAACGTCAATTTCGCCATTTATAGGGCTTACAAATGATGACAAGGAAATAGTAACGTTTTGTATTTCATTACCACTTTTGACTATTGCACCATTAATTGTTGATACATATGATTCAATTACTATCGTTTGTTTTTTCGGCACTTCTACTTCTGAAACAAGATGATTAATAGAGGATATTAATTCAACTGTTTCATTTTTCAAATTTAATACTTCTTTATCATGACTTGATGAGGAATAAATCGAGGAAATATAAGAAACTAAATCAATTTGCATATTAATCACCTACGCAATCGCAGGTACTTGTATTTTGTGCTTAATAGTTAATTGATCTCCTGCATTTTCAAAAGTAAAAGGTTGAAAACTTTCTACGCTGATTTCCTTATTATTACTGTCAAGGATGACTGATTTACTAATTGTTGAAGGTAAAGAAAAATCAGCACCAGTAAGAGTAATTGTTAATTCTAATGTTTGATTGCTTTCGACTTCTACATAGTCATATATCGGTTCGTCAAAGTCGTTGACACCTGTTTGTACTTGTTCTGTAGTTTTAGTATGTGTCCATTTAACCTTTGAGCTATCGTATGTAAGTCGTTTAATTTCTCTATTTGTATCATCCTTTAGTGATACAGTTTTCCAATTAGATGTGATATACGTTCTTAGTGCAACATAAGCGTCTTGTGTGACTTCAGCCATTATTTACCCTCCTTTAAATTACTAACTTGTTGTTCAAATTCGTTTAGCCTTGTGTCAATATGGTCTACTTTACTAGATACATTTTCCATACGTTGACTTAGTACATCTAATGTTTCTGTTGTTTTTTCAACGTGATTCATTAGTCTTTCTTCTCGATTATTTGATTCCTTCTTTTGTGTGATAAGCAACCAAATAAATAAAAGGCAAAATATGCCCTCTTTGATGAAAGATTCTAATGGAATACCTCCTAAATCCACATTCCCCTACCTCCTATCATTCTTTAATTTCTTGAAGTCATGATGTACCACTGCAAAAAAGATTGCAAAACCAATAAGTTCAATTAACACTAACATTCTACATTCCTCCAATTGATTAATATTTATGAGATTAAATATATATAAAAATGGCTAGACAAAATACCTAGCCATCTTCATTCAAAATTATGAGTAAAAAATTATATAAAAATGACTAAGCGATATTTTCCGCCAAGTCATCCCTATGCAAAATTATGAGTAAAAAAATAGAGGTAGTCACAAATGACTACCCAAAAGAAAGGTGAGGTCAAACAATGAATAAATCTGGTAGAAGGTGTAGACCTTCATTCAATGTCATAGGTTATGGCACTCAATGAAAATTACACTTTGTATTCTATTTTGATAAATACCATTCTAAACTTGGACATTTTCTATACTGATAATACCAAAAAACTACTTCACTAATTTTCTAAATGATACCTATACTGATAAATACCATTCTACTTTTCTTCCTTTTTTTGTTTTCTCTATCATAGTAACAGAAAAACCAAAAGTGGAGTAAACCTTAGAGTCACAAGGGGTTCAAGCGTTTTCGCTTTTTCTACTATTAGTATTTTTCCATATTCTCTTGCTTTCTTTACCTTAGTAACAGAAAATATATAAATGGGTGTAGCCTTACAGTCGCAAGGGATTGCTGAATTTTTCGCTTAGGTAGTGTGATATTTTTATATCTTATCATAGTAACAGAAAAACTAAAAAACGCTATATCCGTTGATATACAAGGGATTGAGGAATGTCTAAACTTCAAAAGATTTATTTTTTTCTGTATTCTTCTCATGTTAAGTTTGACTTGTTCTTTCCTTTAACGACAATTCATTGAAAAACGCTGAAACCGTTGGTACTATAGGATTCTAGGAAATTTAGAATCTGAAAGTTTATTAAGAAACGCATTAGATCAAAGAAAATAGCACTTAATTTTTATAACGCTTTTTCTTTTCTCTATATTTTCTCATGTTAAGTTTGACTTGTTCTTTCCTTTAACGACAATTCATTGAAAAACGCTTAAACCGTTGGCGCTGTAAGAGTTGAGTCACTTTTCAAATAATACTTTTTTAGAAGATACTGTCTTATTCCATATATATATCAATGATTCTAGCGATTTTCTAAACTTCTAGTACTATTATTATTCCTTTAACGACGATCCATGAAAAATGGCTGTATCCTTACTCTCCCAAGAGATTCAGCGTTTTGACTTTCTCAAAGTTTAGGAAGAATGTTGATATATCAAGGGTTAGAGCGATTTCTAAACCGTTACAATTTATAACGCTATTTTCTTTCCTTTAGGGTGAATTAAGAAAAATCCATTAGAAACGTTGATAACAAAGGGTTTTATCCACCTATGGTTATTCCTTATATTTGAACAATGTTGATATATCAAGGGTTGACGGAGTTTCTATTGTCGGACATTTTCTTCCTTTATAGACTATTAAGGAAAATATACCCCTATACCTAGCCAAAACCATTGAAAAGCAAGGAAATAATAAGCATTAAAATTCTATCTTTCACATTCAAATATTGATACGTTGTTGATGTACCAATGGTTCAAGCGATTTCTATTTGTCTACTTTTTATATATACCCATACAGGGTATTTTCAATTTATTATATCTATACTGATAAATAACATCAACTGTTCTTAATTTCTATTCTGATAAATAACCAAAAACTACTTCACATATCTATTCTGATATATACCAAGTTTTTCGCTACCGTTCCCCCTATTCTGATATATAACAAGACAAACGCTAACATCCATTCTTTCTCCGTATTCCTTATAATTAATCATGATCTACAAATTGTAATTCCTCCCCTACCAACCATACTACCCTAACATTCCATTTCATTTTTTCATGATAATTTATTAGGAATTTTGGCAAATAAACTTGACTTAGGTTTTAGGGGTTGATACTTTTGGTTGAGGTGTATGGAAAACGGCTTGGGCATAGTTGTTGCCTACTGTCAGATGATAAAAAATAATCAAGTGACAATAGACAAGCGACTGTTCCTTTTGTATATCGGGTTATGGTATCCGTATTTGTAACACCCTATTCGTCGAGGATTATTCATCCTAACATCCTACTGCAACAGATAGCCCTAGCAGGTTCATTGGTTGTCCAAAATTTGGACTAGCAATTACTTGTGAATGTCTTGCGAGTATATATACTCCTATCCTTCCTTCGATCAGCACTTAATGGTAGCCCTCACCATTCAGACACAAGCATAAATAGGGAAGTGCTTATTGTGTCCTATCCCCTTTTTATGCGTTGGCAGGGTCATTACCTTACGAAATTTATTATAGTGTGTTTATCGGCAACTCACACTGAAACACCCTAAAAAAGACAATAGGAAACTAGACCCCTTGCAATATATTTTTTTAAATTTTATAATATAGGGGAATAGGATGTTTCTTATTCAGTTTTAGTTGAATGAAAACTTATTGGCTTAGAGGTACTGCGAATACTTCTAAGTCATTTTTCTGTTTATTCCATTGTATAAAAATAGACTAATAGGTTGATAAACCTAGTAATATCAATGGATTTAGCGATTTTCAATTTGTTTACATATTTTTTTCATTCTTCCATATATAAAAATAGACTACCCCACTCTCAATCCCTTGTAGTAGTAAGAGTACAGCGATTTGTTGCTTTCTCGCTTTTCAAGGCTTATATCTTTCCCTTACTTCTGATAACTTGTCCCGTAAGTAACACTTCATTAATAATAGTCCTATGATTTTCCCATGTGTTTCATCTGATAGGAAGTTACAACCCTCTAATTGGTATTTGGCTTGCTTTTGTTCATAATCAGATATTTTTTCATCTATTTCCTCGAACAATTCCTCGATAACCATTTCAATATCTCTGACACTGGAATAGTGAATGATGGAACGTTTAAATTTAGTTGTCATCTTCGATTTTCTCCTTTTGATTTTCTTGTAAATATTCTCGTATATCCTCAACTGTTAGACCTTGATGTTTTGCTTCAAGTATTAGTAGCAACCATTCTTGATCTAGGGGCATTTGATTTCTCCTTTGATTTTTTATAGTCCGTCAAAACCATCCTCAATGGCTTTTTCTAAATCCGTTCCATATATCTCGACATATCGCCTTAATATCTCTAAGGAGTGATGACCAGTTAAACGTTGCAGAACGAAAATATTTGTACCTGCTTCAACTTTCAATCGGCAAAACGTTCTACGGAAGGCATGAGGACTTACTTTTACTTGTTTAATAACTCCTGTTTGTTGTCCATAATGTTTTAATCTACATTGAATCGATCTTCCTGTAATTGGCTGATTCTCTACCGTTATAAATAATGAATCAGTATCTAATGCTCCACGTTCTTCGATATAAGCCCGTAAAACTGCCTTTAAACGTTTTGTAAGAGGGATTCTTCGAGCATAACGATTCTTAGCGTGCTGAACATTAATAGCACCCTTTCCATCAAAAGAAACGTCTTGTACACGTAAGGAGGTCAATTCCGTTAAGCGTATTCCTGTATGAGCAAAGGTAAGCATTACAGCTAGATCACGCAGACCAACGAATGTTGTTACATCTGGTGCTTCAAGTAAAAGTTTTAATTGTCTCTTTGTAAAAGTCGCCCCTACTTCATGACGTTTTTTCAGTTGTGGAACACCCTCATAAGGATTGGAATTGATATATCCTTTTCTCAAGCAAAAGTTAAAGAATGTTCTTCCTGCCCTAAGCCGTGAATTAATGGTATTAATGGCACGACCTAAACTTTGTTGATATTCAATAAAATTTTCAACGTGGGGAGTTTTAATTTTGCGTATATCCCCTATTGGCACATTAATTTCTGCAAAACTTCTCATAGTTTGTTTTAATTCTTTTTGATAAAACTTTACGGTATCAATAGATAAACCTTTTATGCGACAATGTTTTAAAAATTCTTGGGAAGCATTTTGAAAATTAGATGTAGGAATTTCTTTTTTAGAAACATTTTCAACTACTTTTTTTACTTCAATTTTGGTAACTTCTTTTCTACGTCTAATGGGGATACCTCCTTTACTATTTTTAGTAAGGAGTTTTTGCACTACGTGGTACTTTTCGTGGTATTTTTGAATAAAAAAAATCGGCTAAAATTGAACACAAAAAAAGTGTTCCCACGAATTAAATATCGCAGAAACACTGTAAAATAAACACCTTTATTAGCGCCCTCGGAGGGAATCGAACCCCCATTTTAAGAACCGGAATCTTACGTGCTATCCGTTGCACCACGAGGGCAAAATTGAACTGTACGGTTTTTAATTATAGTCTAGAAATCGGTTTATTGCAAGCTATTTTATGGTTTAAAATGAATACTTTTTGTTAATGATGAATAAAGAATAAATTTTTGAGAAATATAAGCGAATCGTTTGACCTTTATTGACCATTAGTGTATGATGTTAATTACATAAGGATGAATTTTCCTTAAAAACCATTCGGGTTCTTATAGTCCTGAATTATTAAAAATGTGAGGAGGAGAAAGTATGAACTTAATCCCTACAGTTATTGAACAAACTAATCGCGGTGAACGTGCCTATGATATTTATTCCCGATTGTTAAAAGATCGTATCATCATGCTCGGCAGTGCCATCGATGATCAAGTGGCAAACTCCATCGTTGCCCAATTATTGTTTTTAGATGCCGAGAATCCTGAAAAAGATATATCCCTTTATATCAACAGCCCAGGTGGAAGCATCACAGCAGGTATGGCAATTTATGATACAATGCAATATATTAAGTCAGATGTACAAACAATTTGTATTGGTATGGCTGCATCGATGGGAGCTTTCCTACTTGCTGCTGGTGAAAAAGGAAAAAGGATTGCATTACCGAATAGTGAGGTTATGATTCATCAACCACTTGGCGGTGCCCAAGGTCAAGCAACGGAAATCGAAATTGCTGCGAAACGTATTCTGTTTTTACGTGAAAAACTAAATACAATTCTTTCAGAACGCACTGGTCAGCCGTTAGACGTAATCAGCAGAGATACAGATCGCGATAACTTTATGACTGCTGAAAAGGCTTTGGAATATGGATTAGTGGATAAAATTATTACTCGTAATGAATTAGATTCTAAAAAATAA